TGATTTTTGAGGAACATATCAGCGGTGGCGTTAAAGGTAATCAGCGTGAGCAGTTTAACAAAATGCTTGAATGTCTTGAACCGACAGACATTGTTTGCCTTACCGAAACATCACGCTTTGGCAGAAATTATATTGATTGCTTTGAAATGCTTGATTTAATAACACAACAGAAAAAAGCAACTGTAAAGTTTTTGAGCAATGGTATAACATTAGAGGGCGGGGAAAAAATGAACCCGTATACTTGGATGACTATATCTCAATTCTTTATACAAGATGAATTTTTGAAAAGACAAATAGGGTATAATACATCTAACGCATTGCAAAGAAAAAAACAACAGGGTGTTACACTCGGCAGACCGAAAACAATATCGGACGAAATTCGGCAGCAAGTGTTTAATTTGAAAACTGAACACAAGAGTTACAGAGATATAGCCAATATATTAAATATAAGCATAGCTACGGTAAGCAGAATATTAAAGGGGGTAGAATGATGATACGCGACAACACGCAAACAAAAGCCATATTAAAGCATTTATTATCAGGCAGAGAATTAACATCAATGCAGGCAATAGAACTTTACGGTGCAACAAGGCTAAGCGGAATTATATACCATTTACGCAACAAGGGATATATAATAAAACGCCGTGATGAAGTGGTTAAAAATCGTTATGGGCGAAATACGGTTATAGGTATTTACTGGATTGAAGACCCAACGGGAGCAATGACCGAATGAAATTAAAGCAAAGCCAAATAGACGATATTATGATATGCCATTATAAGGGCTATACTGTAACGAGAACCGCCAATATTGTAGGAGTATCGCGATATTATGTTGTCAATACAATAAAGGCGAACGGTGGAACAATAAGGCGAGGCAGAGCGGTAAGCGATGACGGCACCGCCAACAAGGAGCAAATAAAAGCCTTGTGGGAAAGTGGACTGCATAATGTGGATATGATAGCCCATAAATTAAATATATCCCGATATAATGTGAGATATACTTTAAATGCCTATTGTAATATTAAAACACGACCGCCGAAAGCGGAACTATGCGAGGAAATAAAAAAAGCCGCTCTTATGCGTAGAGAGGGCAAAGCGATATGGGGCGATATATCGGAAATAGCAAGAAGACACCACATCAGCCGGCAAGCAGTGTTTGAGAGGTTGCAAGCCGAACTACAAGCCACATCGGAACAATAAAAAGGCTGTCGAGAGTTTAAAAACACTTTCGGCAGTTTCTTTTTGCTTTAGAATATTAAAAATATCGTTTCTTTTGGGGCTGTACGGCTTTTTTATTATTTGGGAATATAAATACTTAAGTGAATATTAAAACGCAATACAAAGCATTTTAGAGCATAGTTTTAAATAGGCATAAAAAGAACCGCCCACGAGCTGCGGACGGTCAAAAACATTATTTTATTATTTTCTTATAGATTTTATCGGCTATTTTCTGCCCTGTTTTCGTACACTCAAAGAATATACAGCCAATACCGACTATTAAAATATAAGCTAAAACACTAAAAATCATTTTTTATACCTCTATTCTATACAGTTTCTAAAGTCTTCATCACTTGCAAACGGCGCTTGCACTCTAATATCTTTTACTCTGTCGGGCAATTTTATAAGGCAGTCACCATTTCCGAGCAGCTTTTCCGCTCCCGAATGACCTAAACACAATACACTTTCCCGCGTGTTCGCTGTTTTAAATATAATCTTTGTCGGGGTGTTCGCTTGAATTAAACCACTGACAACGGAAACTCGGGGCGACTGGGTGCATAATATGCAATGAATACCAGCGGCGCGCCCGAGCTGACAAAGTGAAACAAGTTTACTTTCAATTTCTGACTTGCGGTCGGTTAACATTAAGTCCGCCAGTTCATCAATTATCAATACCCATTTAGGAAACAGCCCGATATTTTTTTCAAGCCCTCGCCGCTGTAATTCTTCATATCTGTTATACATTTCTTTTTGAAAAGTATTTAATAAAGCTATTGCCGAAACATCATCATTTACCACTTTGAGACAGTGCGCCGCCCTGCTCCAATAATTTAAACTGCGCTTTTTATCTATAATAGCACATTTTATCTTATTCGGGCTATTGGTAGTTAATAAAGAATATAAAAGGCTTTTTAAAAATACGCTTTTACCGCTGCCGGTAGTACCTGCAATAAGTGCGTGTGTCATTTCATCTAATGAAATGTTGACTTGTTCACCGTCCTCGTTTATGCCTGCTATAAATTTATAGGTATCATCATCAGGAAGGGCAAGCCCAAAAAGCGGGACAATACTATAATTATCTTCAGCGTGATATATTGCAAAATGTGAAATATTACTGTCTATATAATTAAATTGATGTTTAGCGTATAGTGAAAGGCGGTCAAGCGCTGCTTTGCGCCTGCCCGCTGTGACTTTGCCCCAGTCGGTAAAATCAAAATAATATATTGTGTTTCGTGGAGTTTGTTTCGTTTCTTTAAAAACGCAGGGCAGACCAAAGACGGTCAACGCCTGCGCTAATTGTTCACCGTTATACATTTTTTACACCTCAATATCAAATTATGCTTTCGGGCTTTCGGGGCTTGTGACCGTATGCCCTGCCGCATTAACGGCAGCCAAAGCCGCCGCCACTCTGCTATAAAAATAAAATTATTCTTTGCCACTCCTGCTCTGTGATGAGATGATTTTGTTCATCTTTAAATAAGCGCATACCACACCTCAAACAATTTCTTGTAGTTTTTTAATTTGCTCTTCAGTAAAGCACCGACAAATATCTTCGTATTCTTTTTTTACCGCATTGTAGATATTTTGGATACGGGTAAAATCGCCACGCTTTTTTATTTCAAATCCATATTCTGAAATAAAATCCTTTATATCGCCCACGTCGTAAGTAGTAAGACAAGAGAGAATATTGTAAGCTGATGGCTCTTTTCTTGGTACTCCCGCTTTTCGGTTAATGTTTTCAATAGTATTGTTTAAACTATCCCAAAACCTGACCAGCATATTGCCGCGAGGCGTTACGATATTAACAATATAATTGTCACGCTTTTGCTTTTCTTCCCAATTTTCGTTTACATTTCGCCCCAGATATATTATATCTAATGTAGCGTTACAGTCTTTTAAAAAATCTGTCGCTTGTTTATTGTAGTTAGTCATTTTTAAAACCTCTTTTAATTATTTTATCAACAAGCCCGAAGGGCTGCCGGGTTATGCCGCCCGGCTCGGCGTTTGTTATTCGTGGATGTCGTAAGCGTTGCAAATTGCTTTTATAGCTTCGTCAACCGTTCCGCACCGTTTCAGAAGTTCAACAACCAAGTGCAACAGATTTTTAATATCTTCCGTTTTCATCTTGTTTTTCTCCTTTCCTTTCGTTATCTTTATTATATCACTGTATAATATATTTGTCAAGTAAAATTTTTAATTTGAAAATAAATATTTTGATATGCCTATTCATTCATAATATGCAGAGTATACCACAATATTATATAAGCCCCTGAAATGCTCTGTAATAGCCGTAAGCCCTGCACCGTGTTATTATATTGTTATTGTCTGTATAAGCTCATACGCATAAGCACAAGACCATATTATAATATACTTATATATTGCTTATACTTATTAAAAGCACATAACTATATAATTACTGTATTTAATTGTTAAAGTGTACAGATAAATATATAATTTAATGGTAATTAAATAGGAAAGTAAGACTGTCGTCTTTATTACGCTAAAGTGATAAAGTGATAAAGTGTACTTTAAATATTATAAAATGCGTGTTTGTTTCTTTATCGTTCGTATTTGTAACGGTGAAAGCCTTTATTTATAAGGCTTTACACGGTACAAGCATACCCCCGAACCCTATTCCGAGAGGGCAGCCGTGGGTCGGGTTACCCCTCCTAATTTTAAAAGTTTTTGAAAGAGTTTTATTGCAAGATTATGCATAAAAAATGAATAAAAATGCAGAATTTATGCAAAGGTTGACAAGCGCGGGGGTGGGGTGCTATAATGGCGGTATGGCTTATGGCTGATATTTGAGAGAGGTGGAATTATAATGGATGTTGTTACAGACGGATTAAAGTACGACGGTGGCAAGCCGAGACTGGACTTAGTGCCTGCGGAGATAATAGTGGCTGTGGGCGTTGTTATGACACACGGTGCTAAAAAATATGGCGAGGGCAGTTATAAGAATGTTGACCCTAAACGATATAGGGCGGCTTTAATGCGGCATATATGCAAATGGCTGAAAGAGCCACACGGGGTTGATGAAGATAGCGGACTGCCACACTTATATCACATTGCTTGTAATGTTGCGTTTTTATTAGAGCTTGACAAAGAGTAATGGGTATGATATAATGGCTATACAGTAATAATTTTGGGTTTAAATAAAGCGAAAAGGCAATGGCTATTATGGCTGTTGCTTTTTTGCTATTGACAAATGAGAAAATATATGGTATATTGTATTTGAACTCTGATAAGCTTTTTAAGTTTTGTTTAGACGTTTTCATTATCTCCTTTCTTTGACCGCTTGGCAGTTGTACACCTCTCTGCTGGGCGGTCGCTTTTTATGCACTTGAAATTGTTTGGCTTATTTGCTATAATAATAAAAACTGGCGGAGGTGCTATGAATGGATAATATTGGTGAGATTGTTCGTGAAAGTTGCGTTGCGTTCAGCGAAATGCGCAAAAATGCAAAGTATTTAGACAGTGACGAGTATGTTTTAGCTGTCAGCGATAATTTATATCGCACTATGCACTCGCAGATACACGGTTATTTGACACAGTTGCGCGATAACGAGGGCGAGGATGAAATCCGCAAGCATATTGAGTATGTCTGCAAATTTGTTTTACCTACGTTGCGCGATAAACTGAAAAAAATGGCTGTTTTGGCTGATAAACTCAAAAAAGAGAAATTTACAGAGGAAAACAAGGCTCGGCTACTGAAATTACAAGAGAATTATACCGAATACGGCAAATTGTATGAGAATTTCTACGCTTTGTCGGCTTTCCGCAACATAGAACACTTTGCGCTTTATATGGAGTGGGGTATGCCTGAAAATGATAAGGTATGGAAATATAACCTTAATTGTTTTAAGGGATTTTGGTATTATGCCGACAAAATGGTGCTTGACGGCACAGTGAAATACCTTGAAAAACAATGTCCGGTCGGGTATGGGAAGTGCCTAAAAGCTGATACGCCTATTTTAACCATTCAGGGGTATAAACCTATCAAAGATGTTAATATTGGCGATTTTGTGTATTCTATGAAAGAAAATAAGGCTGTCGTAAGACAAATAATAAACAAATGGAATACAGAGAAAAAACAGGTTAGAATTGAACTTAATGATGGCAAAGCGATAGTTTGTAGCCCCGAACATAGATTGTATACCGATAAAGGTTATAAAATGTGTAAAGATATAGCTTTAAGTGATTGCCTTTTTGAAATTTGTCCGCCATTTAATTATGGTGATGAAGTTAACGAATTTTTAGAAAAAACGGGATTGCTTAAAGAGGTTCTTTCAAATAACTTTGTATGGCAAAAAATAAAAAGCATAGAATTTGACGAAGATTTAACTGATATGGTTGATATTGAAGTCGAAGAAACGCACAATTTTATTGCAAATGGCATCGTATCACATAATAGCTATGCCGATACCGTTCTAATATCCTATATATTTGGCATAGATATAAACGCAGATGTATTAAAAATAGTCGGAAACCCCTCATTGATAACCGATATGTCCGCAAAATTGGTAAAATATATGTGCAAGCCTAATTATGCCAAGGTTTTCCCTTATTATGCTCAATTTGAGGGTGATAAGGACAAAATATTTGATGTTCGGCGTGAGGGTGGCAATAATCAAGTGGCACGCTTGCTTATTCACGGAAGTATTAAAGGCACATCGTTCCTATTAGCGAATAAAGACACCTCAGTAGACGGCGGACGATACAAATACCGCTTTTACGATGATATTACACGGTCGAAAGATAAGGGCAATATCAATATGCACGAAAAAGATATAGAGCTGTATCAAAACCAATGGAAAAGACGAACATATGATGATAATAACAGTTTTGAGGTTTTCAGTGGCACTACCTACCATATTTATGACTTTTTGTCTACGATAAAGCGCAAATATGGTGGTGATACGGCTAAACAGAGTAAAATCAATAAATACACAAAGTTTAATGCTCAGCATAAGGCGGTTTTCGTGTCTGTTCCTAAGCTTGATTGGGACACTGACGAAAGCACATATCCGCATAAATACACCACAGAGGAAGCTCGAGCTGACAGACTTGCCGACTATAATACTTTTATGGCTATGGATATGCAAGAGCCTATGCCTATTGAGGGCTGTGCTTTTAGCTATGATAATCTATTAACATATAAGGCTATACCACATATTGAGGAAGAAAAAGACGAGGAAAGCTGTTGGGCTATGCTTGACCCTGCGCGTACCGGTGCAAACTATATAGCAATGGCTATTTGTTTGCCTATAGGTGACAAACATTATCTTAAAGACTGTATATTTGAAATGAAACCTATGGAAAAGATATATCCTACTATAATTCGTAAAATAGAGCAGCACCACATTACGCGATTGCACATAGAGCGCAACACTGATACAAGCCTCGCCACACTATTGCGTGGTATGCTTTACGAAAGAGGTATAGATTATTGTAATATTACAGAAGTATATAGCTTTAAGCATAAAGAAGATAAAATATATGATAATGAGGCGACTATTAAATCGTGCATTGTATTTCCGGAATTTGGAATGTATGCGCAAGGTTCTGAAATGGGAAAATTTCTAAAATATCTAACATCTTTTTCCTATGTCCAAAAGAACCCGTTTGACGATAGCGTAGATGTGATAGCAATGTATGCTCAAAAATATTTATCTTTCAAAAAGCGGCAAAATTCTATCACAATTCTTAATCGCAGACGAGCAAATTAAAAAAATACTTGACAAATTTTCAATGTTGCATATAATAGAATTAAAAGGGGGCAGTGTTTTGGTAGTAAAAGAATGTCCTATGTGCCATACAAAATCTATAAAAGTTTATGTAAAATATGGATTTGATGTAGATTTTAACATACAAAACAGCAATCAAAACATTATTTGCCCGAACTGCAAGAGAAAAATAAGTTATTCGGTGCAGAAAATGACAAATAAGCCCTAAGACGGGTTGAAAGTATCAAGTGCAAGGTCACAAAAGCTGTGGCTTTGCATTTTTTGTTTTTGGAGTGAATAATTTGAACTTTTCATATCAGGGTATTAAAAAGATAAAAATTCCGATAAAACCTGACGAAATACGCACACCCGAACAGACCATTGCAGTATTTAAAAACTATCTCAATCAATGCCTTGCCGCGCATAAAGAAAACATTAAGAAAATGCAATATTTTTCTGATGTTTACGAGGGCAAGCAGGATATTTTAGCAAAAACAAGACCGTATGTGTCTAACAACAACAGTAAAATCGTTGAAAACCACGCAAAACGGCAGGTTGACTTTAAAGTAAACTTTATGTTGGGCGATAAAATGCAATTTTCGCATAAAAGTGACAATTGCAATGACGATTTGCACATATTTGACCGCTTTTTGTCCGATAGCGGTTTTCATACTGAATTTATGGAAATTAAAAAGGACGCGTTTAAATATGGCGTAGGCACATCATTTGTTCAGCCGAGAACTGACATTATAAATGTGGACGGTACATATTCGATAGATTATGACAAAGATACCGAAGCTCCGTTTGCTATGAATTGTGTTAGCCCACTTGAAAACTTTGTTGTATATTCGTCATATGTCGGTGAAATAGAGCTTTTCTGCGTAAATATAGCCGATATTACTGATAATGCGTTATTTAACACTGTCGGGAGACGATATATAATTACTGTTTATACAAGGGATAATGTCTTTGTATATAACAATGTGGCATTTCCGAATTGCATTACTGTAAGTTCAAATGTGCCTGAAATACACCCGCAGCCCGAGAGTTACCGCTATTTGCCGATTATAGAGCATATATTCAACAAAGAGCGTATAGGCATAATAGAGCTTAATTTAAGCTTGTTTAATGCTATCAATATGGTTGTTTCAAACTGTGCCGACTGTGTTTATGATAACGCCAACAAATTGTATGTATTTAAGAATGTCGAAGCAGACCAAAACACGGTAGACCAAATGATAGCCGGTGGCGCGGTTCTTATTTCAACAAACAATCCTGAAACTCCCGCGGATTTCAGCACGGTTGACATTCAATTCAGCCAGCAGGATATAAATACATTCTATGAGCAAAGAGTATCAAAGGCTTATGACATAGCGGGCGTTCCGCTTGCAAGTGGCGTTACTTCAAGCGGTGGTGATACTGGCAAGGCAAGGCTTTTAGGTGGTGGTTGGGAAAATGCCTACACCATTATTAAAGGCGATATAATAGGCTGTGAAAAGACCGATTATCAGTTGCTCAAACAGCTTATAGCAGTTTGCCACACTGTACCGCAAACAAAAGTTAATGAATTGACCGCAAGTCAGATTGAGATACACTATAATATCAATCCGAATGACGATATTTTGAGTAAGACACAAAGCGCCGTTAATCTTTATAACATTGGTATGCCCGAGGAACTTATTCTTAAATATATAAACTTGTCACTTGACCCGTGTGCTGACGCTCAAAAGTGGATTGATAATGTGAACAAGAAAAAAGAGGAAGAACGCAAAACCGCGGAAAACAACGCTTTTAATGCGGTGGCTAATGCGGACAATTCCGAAAGTCAAGATGTTCAGAATGAGCAAATTGACCCGAACAATGATAAAATTGCCGAATAAGGCATTTTTATAAATTCGCTCCCCTATCAGCGTTTATGGTAGGAATGTATCAAGCGCAGAGCCGACTGCGGATTTACAAATTAAGGCTGATACAGGAAAGAGGAACTATGACACTACAAGAACTGTTAGGCGAAGCCTACAAAGAGGGTATGACTGCCGAAGAAATCGGCGAAATCATATCCAAAATGAAGTTAGCCGACCTATCAAAAGGCGATTATGTCGCTAAAGGCAGACTGACAGAAGCCGAAAATTCGCTTAAATCTATCAAAAAAGAATATAGCGATTATAAGGCTTCAAAGCAGACAGAGGAAGAAAAACAGGCTGAAACCTCTGCGGCTGAAATAGCAAGAGTGCAAGCAATGGAAAAAGAACTTGCCGCTCTCAAAGCTAAAGAACAGCTTGTTGACAACGGCTTTTCCAGTGAGGAAATTAAATACCTTATGGAAAATGAACAGTCACCGTCCGCTTTTGCAAAGGTTATGTCCGACAGAGTGGAAAGTGCCTCTAAGAAATCAGCGGCGCAGGATATTAAAAATAATGTCAATCCGCCCGCCGCAGGCAATGGCAAACTTGATGTAGAACCTGCTTCATTGGTAGAAGCCCTACACGAAAAATACGACAGATAACGCCATATGTATACTGTCTATTTGCACCGCAACAAAATCAATGGTAAAGTTTATGTTGGACAGACTGGACAAAAATTGTCTTATCGTTGGAAACAAGGTGGGAAAGGTTATGAAACCTGCTGTGTAATGTGGAAAGCAATACAAAAGTATGGTTGGGATAATTTCGAGCACATTGTTTTAAAAGAAAACCTATCATTAGAAGAAGCCAACTTTTATGAAGAATATTATATAAAAAAGTTTAATTCTAATGACAAAAAATTCGGTTATAACATAAGGAGTGGCGGGAAAAATACACACCTATCAGATGTCACAAAGCAAAAACTTTCAAAAAGATTTAAGGGTGTAAATCATCCATTTTATGGCAGACACCATAATGAACAATCCATAGAACAAATGCGGGAGAAAAAATGTATACCCGTTTTGCAATTTGATTTAGACGGTAATTTTATAGCAGAATATAAATCAGCTAAACACGCCGTTGATACTTTGGGTGTTCAAGACAAAAGTTGTATTTCAAAATGTTGCATAGGTCAGAGAAAAACTGCTCACGGCTACATTTGGAAATATAAAAACATTTTATAAAAGGAGTTTACAATTATGAGTATTACACTTGCAGAAGCAAAGGTTGGTATGGCTGATAAAGTCGACCAGCAGATAATTGATATGTTCAGACGTTCGTCACTTTTGCTTGACGCGCTGACATTTGACAACGCAATTTCCCCCGGCACAGGTGGTTCAACGCTGACTTATGGATATATTCAGCTTAAAACCCCGTCTACCGCGGCTGTTCGTGCTATCAACTCGGAGTACACCCCCGGTGAAGCTAAGCGCGAGGAAAAGACCGCTAAGGCTGAAATTATGGGTGGTTCGTTTGAGGTTGACCGTGTTCTCCAGAATACAAGCGGCGCTGTTGATGAGCTTGCTTTTCAGGCTGAGCAGAAGATTAAAGCAACCGCCAACTTCTTCCATAACAAGGCTATCAACGATACTACCAGCGGACTTGCTAAAGCGCTTGAGGGTACTGAAAATGAGTTTACAAGCGCGGTAGACCTTACCACCTCGGCAAATATGGATAACAATTACTCAGCGTTCCTTGATGAACTTGATACCGTTATTTCGGCGGTTGACGGCAAGCCCTCTATGTTGCTTATGAACAGAGAAATGCTGTCTAAGTTAAGAAGTGCCGCTCGTAGAGCTGGTTATTATACCCGCAGTGAAGACGCGTTTGGCAGAGCCGTTGAGGCTTACAACGATATTCCGCTTATGGATGTTGGCGGTTATTACAATGGCACAAAGACTGTTGATGTTATACCGACCTCAACACCTACAGCCGCCGCAGAGGGTACGACCGCTATATATGCTGTTGCTCTTGGGCTTGACGCTTTCCACGGCATTTCCCCCGTTGGCAACAACGTAATCAATACCTATATGCCCGATATGACCGCTCCCGGAGCAGTTAAGAAAGGTGAGGTTGAGCTTGTTGCCGGTACTGTCCTTAAGAACACTCTTAAAGCGGCTGTACTCAAAGGCATTAAGATTAAGCCCAAAAAAGGCTAATTAGTAATCTATAATTTACGCTGAAAGGATAGCGACTTATGAAAGTAAATGATTTAGTAAGTGTGATGAAAGAAGACTTCCATAAAAAGTATAGCTATTTGACGGAAGAACAAGTTGACGATTTATATCACTGCTCATTGAATTTATATTTGTCGCTGTCCTTTCCTTTTGACCGTACAATAATGGAGATACCCGAAGAACACGCCCGAGATGTCAGCATTGTGCGTAGTATAATGCAAGAGACATTAGAGCGTGACGGACTATCTTCTGTTACGGCATATTCCGAAAATGGTATGAGTTATACTTTTGACAGTGCGCATATTTCAAGAGCGCTGTTATCTGCCATTACACCCAAAGCAAAAGCTGTTACGAAATCGGTGGTTGAGCAATGAAAATCGGACAATCAATATGGCTTTGCAAGAAAATAGGTGAGAATGACGAGGGCATAGTAGTTTACGGAGACCCGAAAGAATACAAACTTGCCTTTAACTATTTGTCAATCAATTCTGCAAGCGGTTATCTTGCCACATTGCAGTATGGTGAAAAGTTGAGCCAAGTTTGGAATATGAAAGCTAAAAAGCCTTATTTTGATAATGTATTCAATGAGGGCGACTTGCTTTACATTGAGGGCAACGAGCCGAATACTGCTGATAAGAATTATATCAATGGTGACGGTGCCAATGCTATGGTTACTGCCGTTCTCAATTACTTAATATCCTATACAATCACATTGGAGAGGGTTGAGCCGTGAGCAAGGTTGCTGTAACTGGCATAACAAATTTTAGAAACCGATTGCAAAAGCTTAAACAGACAACAAGTGACGAACTTGCCTTAGTTATTTCCAAATATGGGAGTGATTATGCTCAATCGCTTTACAGCGGTGATAGCATAATGGTTAGTGCTGAAAACACTGGCAATGGGAAAGCAAAGATAACCGCCGAGGGCGAACAGGTTGCATTTCTTGAATATGGTACAGGTTTGATTGGTAAAGGTTCTTATGAGGGCAATTTGCCTACAGAGCCAATAACATTTGAGAGCGCGGGCAAAACCCACACCACAAACGGTTGGGAATATTATTATGATAACCCCGACACAAAAGCTACCGTCAACAATGCTAAAGGGTGGTTTTGGGGCAACAACTTTTCCGAGGGTTGGGAAGCACAAGCACAAATGTGGCGCACCGCCGAGCATATTAGAAAAGGTGGAGCTACAAAAGCCATTAAGCAGTATTTAGACGAAAAGGATGTGTGATAAATGCTTATAGATGAACTGAAAAGCTATATCAATGGCAGAATAGCCGAAGATAAAGAATTGAGTATGTCAATCGGCATTAAAGAGCAATATCCTTACGGTTCTAAACCTAACCCACCCGAAATATTACTTGCTGTTATGGATAATGTGGAGCTTGACCGAGCCACCACATTTGAGGGCGAACAAGTCGCAGATGTCTATTTGCAAATAATTGTTATGGCTAATCAAATGAATATAGGCGGTAAGAAATACAGTGCACAAAAATCTTGCAGTCTGTTAAGTGAAAAACTTTGCACTTGGTTTGCTAAGAACACTATCAAAGAAAACATACCGAAAATTTTAAATACACGCCGTGCGCAATGGACAAACAGCACGCCCTATGAGAACGGCACTACAACCTATTACAGTATATTAAGATTTAATCTTACTGTTAATAAATAATTTATAAAGGAGTTATAACTATGGGAATTGCATTATCTACAATAGGCATTAAAGTGTCTTATGCAGTAGAAACAACGGCTGGAACAAGACCCACCGCTGATTATACGCATATACCTGATTTAAAGTCTATCCCGTCATTCAACCCGTCACCGAATACGGCAGACGCTACTACTTTTGATAACACAGAATATACTTCCTATGTTCAGTTGCTGAAAGACCTCGGCGGTGCGCTTGAAATATCCGCAAACTTTACACAGGAACTTTACAACATTTGGGAAGCTATGGTTACGGCTTACGAAACTGGCATTGCCTCAAATAAAAAAACTTGGCTTTGTTTCGATATACCGGGCTTTGATAAATCGGCTTATGTGACTATTCAGCCTGCACATATGGGAATACCTGAAGCGAGTGCTAATGCACTTTATGAAACAACCCTCTATGTTACGCCTACTGGCGAACCCGTATTTGCGACTGACCCGACCTATAAAGCACAGTCATTGCTCGACAACAACTAAGCTGATTGGCTTAAAAACTGAATATTCTTTATAACCGAGGAGTTAATTATGAAAAAAATAACAATAAATAGCAAGGACTACAATCTCGACAAGGTGATTGACTTCAACGCAATATGTGAGCTTGAAGATTTAGGATTGAGTGTTACCGCTCTCAAAAAGTCGAATATGTCAGCCGTTAGAGCGCTTTTGGCTTGGTTTGGAGATATTACTGTTGAACAAGCGGGAGCGGAGATTATGGCACATCTTAAAAACGGTGGTTCATTTGACGATTGTGTGCCACTTATCAATGCACTTGTCGAAAGTGATTTTTTTCTCGCAACCCAACAGTCGGTGGAAAACAAGGAAACTGCAACGAGCGAGGAATAAACTCAACCGCAAAAAAGCAAAAAACTATTGAGGAGTATGGGAGTATCAAAGAGTGGGTTTATCACGAATGGTTACTCCCATATTTAGTAATAGGCGGTTTGCGTTCCGACTTTTGGGGGCTTACACCTAAAACAATTCAAATTGACTTTGAGGCTTATGAACAAAGGCAGAAAATAAAGGCACAAGAGCGGTGGGAATTAGGAGCGTGGTTTAAGAATGCCCTTAATTCGTCCATTTTGGTGGCTACACTGGCAGATAAGAACACAGCCAATAAAATACCTGACTATCCCGAAAAACCGTTTACAGACGATTTTAAGGCACAATCCGAGGAATGTATGACCGAGGAACAGTTGAAAGCCGAGAGGTTGAAAGCTTATATATTCTTTAAGAATTTAGGCAAAAGATAATATATATTAAATAATAACCATTAAGGTGGTGATTATATGGCAAATGAATATGATGTTGACAGAATTGGCATTGACATAGAAGTCGATACCAAAAATTCAAGTGAAAAGATTGATGAAATCGATAAAAAGCTTGAAAAACTGCAACAGACACTTTCAAAAGGCTGGGATTTTTCTAATATAGAAAAAATCTCTAATGCTTTTGATAGTATAAGCGGAAACATACAGGCAAAAAGCGAAAAGATAAAAACCTCTACAACAAATGTAAAAAAAGCGGTTGAAAAAATGTCTGATGTGAAATTGTCAAAATTTGAATGGAAAGATACCGTATCAGATGAATTAAGCAAGGCTGCTAATGGTATGAGAAAGGTTTCTGCAAACGCAAGCGAAGTAGATACAGAAACCAAAAAAGCCGCTGTGAGTATGGAATATTTAACTTCGGGAGCGGCTAAAATTGATTATCTTTCACAAAACTTAGCAAGTGCTAAATCTCAATTACAAGAATTGGCTAATGCCGGAGAGGGTTATGCAAACCCAGCAGTTCAAAAACTCTTAAAACAAATTGAGCGATTAAACAACGAGTTAAACCGTGCAAAAGCTAAAGGAAATACGGTTAATCTTATGGATTTCGCAAATAGCGCACAAAAATCCGAGACGGCGGTAGCCCCATTAGTAAAATCTACCGACAAACTTTCTGCGAATTTAGATAAAGTCGGCAAAAACGGCAAAAAATCATTAAGTGATATTTTTAAGCGTTCCAATAAAGCGCATAAATCTCTTACGGGCGTCCATAAGCTATTGCGGAGAATTTCGGATAGTATTCAATTTTTCTTGATATACCGTGTATTATCTTCTGTATTCCAAACCATTACAAAGAGTATACAAGAGGGAACGGCTAATTTATATCAGTATAGCAAAGCCATTGACGGCAGATTTGCCAATAGTTTGGATAGGCTATCTACAAGTTTTCTGTATCTTAAAAATGCCATAGGAGCGGCAACAGCACCGATAATCAATTACTTTACACCAGCCATTGAGCAAGCTGTCGACAGATTGGCTGATATGGCTAACCGTTTAGCTGAAATATTTGCCGCACTTACGGGGCAGAAAACTTTTAAAAAGGCTATCAAATATCAAAAAGAATATGCCAAAGCCGCAAACGAAACCGCAAAGGCTAACCGTAATGCACTGGCGAGTTTTGATGAAATCAATAATATTACAAGCAATATGGGCGGCTCGGCTACTGCTGGTGACGATTATTCTAAAATGTTTGAAATCGCTAATGTTCAAACAAAAGGCGGAATATTAGGAGCAATCATTTCAAGTATACAATATGGCAATTGGAATATGGCGGGTTCTTTATTGGCTCGTAAGATTAACGATATTGTTGATAAAGTCAATCAAAATCACATAGGCAAAAATCTTGGCAAAAAAATCAGTAATGTTATTCAATTCGGACTTGGGTTTATTTCTAATTTTGATTTTGCAGGGTTCGGAAATACATTGGCGACAGAATTATTTAATCTAATTGAAAATATAGATTGGAATAGTTTGGGCAAGTTGATTTTAAATTTTGCGTCAGGAGTTTTTGATTTTTTTGGTTCGATTGCAGACCAAATAAGTGACCCCGAAAATCTTAAAAAAGTCACTAATGCAATTTATGACCTGTTTAATAATCCTGCCGAATGGGAAAAATTGGGCAAATCACTTGTAACGCTTATAGGTAAATTATTAAGCCCTATAACTTGGATAAATATTTCAACTGGGATTGCAGGATTGACTTTAAAGCTTACGGGTTTTGATACAACAGAAGTTGATAATGCTATGACGGCGTTTGTAAATGATTTTAAAAAGTTTTTTACAGGAATAGGACAACAATTTAAAAAACTATTCACGGGCGATTGGAAAAATTTAAACGAAAACGCTTCGTTGGAAAGTTTGCTTAGCGACCTTAAACGAGGGCGTGGTAGTGGTTTCAAAAGAAAGGCTGACGGTGGATTTGTCGGCTCGGGTCAAATGTTTATAGCAAGAGAAGCCGGTCCTGAAATGGTAGGCTCTATCGGTGGCAGAACTGCGGTAGCCAATAACGACCAAATTGTTCAAGCTGTCTCCCTTGGCGTATATAATGCCGTTGTGGACGCTATGGGAAAAACAAGCGGTAGCAGTCAGCCTATCACGGTACAGATTGACGGCAGAGAGGTATTCACGGCTGTTAGAAACCAAAACAATAACTTTAAACGGCGCACTGGCGCAAGTGCATTTTAATTTAGGAGTGGGAGCATATGTTTGACACATATTTTGTAAAAGTAATAAGGGCGAGTGATAACACGGCTGTACCTATACCGAATAAGTATATATCTTTAACAAGCTATGTTTCCACTCCGAACCAACGGCAAGACCTTGACAGTTATCAAGATAATTTGGGCAAACTACACCGCAACACTTTAGACCACACAAGGTCAAAATTAGAGTGGAATACACCGCCCTTATTTGAAAGAGAATTGTTGTCCTTGCAAAATATCTTAAATAGTGGTATTATAAACGCAAAGGAACGTAAGCTGAAAATTATTCATTATTGTTTTGATACACACACATATGAGCAAGGGGAGTTTTATATGCCCGATATAACGTTCACACCCTTGCTTATTCGCAACGGTGAGGTGCTTATGGATAAAGTACGGCTTGCATTTATCGAATATTAAGGGGGCGCTTTTATGGTAGATTTATCTGCCGAAAATAAAGCATTATGCTTTCAAGATAGCGTGGAAAAGCCTATAACGGTTGCAATTTATGATTTAGTAGACAACCCCGATATTGAGGGCGAAACTTATTATAAAATTGTAAAGCGGATAACAGGCGAACAGATAATAAGTGAAAGTATGCAATTCAACGAGGGCGTTATCGATAGCAATACTTTTGAATTTGGTACTTTTGTATTACCTCAAATGACAATACAATGGGCTTATGAGGGCGAACGCTATTTAGGTAAATATTGCGTTGTTTATCAAAAAATAGGCACGGAATATATCGTATATATGAACGGCTTTATTGAAAAAGAAAAATTTACCGACAATAGGCGCACAATATCAGCTACAATATCAAGCATATTATCGCAAAGGCTTAATGCCAATTATGCGTATATCTATAATCAATATACCACAGGAGAAGAAGTGGCATTGTCCGATTTTTTACAAATGGTAGTAACTTCGGGCGTATTCTATTGCGATATTGAAAAAACAAAGGCTAAGTTTTCTATATTGGGAACTGCAAAATTTAAAAAGCGTGATAATGTTACACAGATTTTAATATCTGATTTTCTTAATTTTTTGGGAAACGTTTTGGGCGCGCACATAAAAATTTCAAAATCTAAATTTACAGACGAACAAAATTTTATAGACACGCCACAATTAGGCTTTGTTGACAAAATAGAATTTATAAGAATAGATAATGTTATAGATATGGTCTATCCGTCTACAACATTATTCCCGTCAAGCACTTTGTTCCCATTGCTTAAAACTCAACCTGTTAATCCTGTTTATAAATTACCTTATTTCATAGACATAGATTATGACGATTTAGAAAATACGGCATATGCTTGTTATAGATTGAATACGTGGTATGAGCAATCAGACGGCACGGGATTTTCTAAAACAGAAACTATATGGTCTAATCCTATTGGGCAAACAGATGTAACGCCTGCCTATGATTTTGACTTAACAATGTGCAACAATGCATTTTCAGACTTAAGGTGGTCTTCCACATATCAAGAATATAATAGATATATCATAAGAAATATATGCGCATATTTATTAAAATCTAAATACGTTGTAGGTAATTTAACCTATACGTATGCGCCATTTCTTGAACCGGGGGATAATATTCAGGTAACAACCACAGACGGCAGAACAATAATTATTCCGATTTTAAACTGTTCGGTTTCGGGCATAAACGCTTTAAGAGGAACGGTCAGTAGTGAAATAACATCTAATTAAGGAGAGAAATATAATGGCAATTAGTTACACCAAAACAAACTGGCAAGATAGTCCGAGTACGGCTACACCGATAACAGCCGCACAGCTTAACCGTATGGAAAAAGGCATTGACGATTGCAAGGGTCAATCAAATGCGAACGAGATAGCCATTAAGGCAAATGCACAGTCAATCCAAACAATAGAAAGCGGTATAACGTTAGGCTCTATATCTATAACGGATTTATTGCTTTTGGCACACCCTGTCGGCAGTGTTTACATAACTCTTGGCTCTACTTCGCCTGCTGATTTATTTGGTGGCACGTGGGAGCGCACGGCAAAGGGCAAGGCTATTGTGGGTGTAGATGAAAACGATGAGGATTTTGCGACAGCAGGCTTAACGCTCGGTGAAAAGAAGCACCAAACAACAATAGAGGAAATGCCCGAACATTATCATAAAGCCGAAGAGGACAAAACGCACGAGCAGGGTGCCGCATATGCGCGAAGTTACGGGGGCGTGAACTCAAATGCCTGGGGCAGCGAAGCCGGGGGATATGCGTATCTTAAAGATATAAACACCTCAAAAGTCGGCGGCAATCAACCGCACAACAACATTCAGCCGTCTATGACATTCTACATATGGACGCGTATCGCTTAAAAGGTTGGTGGAATAAATGCTAAAGTTGCAAGTACACGAAAAAGAAGTTGAAATAATCACCTCGGAAGAATTTGTCCGTGGCACTGTCGGAAAGACTTGCCAGATTAACCTTGACGAGTTTTGGGCTGACTATTCAAATACGATTGTTTTTAAACGTTGCGGTGGCAAGCCCATAAATATTCTTATTAATAAGTTGTCGAATACGTTGACTATACCGTTTGAGGTAATGGCTGAAAGCGGTGTGTTTCGCATAGGCGTATTCGGTGTGGCTGAGGATAAGGTTTTGCCTACTCTGTGGAGTAATGAAATTAAGGTACGCTATGGCACTGATACATTCGGTACAGCGCCTTCCGAATATACACCCGATGAAATAGAGCAGTTAAAAACTACAAAGCAAGATAAATTGACCGCTGGTGACAATATCACTATTGACGGGAATAATGTTATATCTGCCAATGTACCCGAAATAACTATTGACGATGAATTGTCCATAACTTCTGAAAACGCAGTACAGAATAAAATCGTTACAAAAGCGTTGTCAGAAAAAGCGAACAGTAAAGATGTTAAAAATTCCTTACTTGAAAAGCAAGATTATTTTGCTGACGTTATTGACGGTGCAAGCGATAGAGAACTTGACCTTAAAGATGTTAATGGTAATACTGTTGGGAAAATAATAATTCAAAATGACGGCATATTTATCGCCAATATCAAAAACCCGACATCTTCATCACAAACAGATTATGCTGTAAATAAGGGCTTTGTTGAAAACGCAATAGCTACACAAGTATCATCAGTTTATAAGGCTAAAGGTTCTATACCGACAATAGCTGAATTGCCTACACCGAGTAAAGAAACCGAGGGCTTTGTCTACAATATTGAGAGTTAGTTTACTACAAATTCAAATTTTGTCGAGGGCGTTGGCAAGACCTATCCAGTAGGAACAAATGTAGTTATAGTCAATACCACTGGTGCAATCTATAAATATGACGTTTTGGCGGGTATGGTTGACCTTACTAATTATGCCACTAAAACAGACTTAAATAATTATTATACTAAGTCTCAAACATATACCAAAACAGAGGTTGATAATAAAATCACTTCTGAAATAGGAAATATAAACTCTATTCTTGCCACAATGTTCAATGATGTATCAACACAAAGCGACGAAGAACCGACAGATGAGGAGGTAATTGCATAATGTCAACAGCAGGTTATTTACAAGACGCCAAAAATCAACAAAAAAGATTAGCTGAAACAATTACCGCAAAAGGTATCACAGCAACGGCTACTGAAAAATATAAAGACCTTGTTGATAAAGTTGCACAAATAGAAAATCTTAAAGGTGAAGAAAGGACATTAGAAAATTTTACTAATGCCCTTAGTGAGCCTAAAAGCGTTGTGCAGTTGAAATATCCTGATAATATACCAAAAACATTAAATGCTAAATTGGGTAGTAAGAATTTGTTTGATGAAACTGCAATTGTTAACACAACTGTAATAGGTCTTACAATGTCAACTAATTCAGACGGTTCACACAAATTAACAGGTACTTTAGCAGGTCAAAGATTCGAGTATTTTAATAAAGTTAAGTTATCACAAATAATACCACAAGGTACTACCGTTACTGTAGGTGGTTGGTATGACGTTACTCCAACAGATAATTATATAGGACTTGTTGGCTATGGTAGTGATAATAAAATACTATTTCAAGCAAACGCAAAAGCAAGCAGTGAACATTTAACAACCACTTTAACTGCTGATTTAGTTTCGGTTGGTATAGTAGTTAGATGTGTCGCAAGTGCAATTGGTGATACCGTAACATTTGATAATATTAAACTTCAATTAGAACTCGGTTCAACAGCTACTCCTTACACTCCCTTTATTTCAGATTTCTCAACTGTTAATGTAACAAGGTGTGGGAAAAATTTATTTGATATAAATAATCCCACATATGCTGCACTCAGCAAAGCCAATACTGCATTCTTGCCCACTATTGAAGATGGTGTTATTTCATTTAACACTTACTATTCGCAGCGTGGAGGTAGTGGTTTCGTTATTCCAGTAGAGCCAGACACAACAATAACTATTTCTTTTGATAGTGTAGGTTCGGATTATTGGACTGAAATAATGGCTGTTGAAAGTATATTAGACAATGTTGCTATAAATATTTATAAATACCCTCAGTTTAAAAATATTACAAAATATACTTTAACACAGCAAGCGGGTAAACATTATATTCTGTTTATACTTGACGGTGTAAATGGATATTATACGGCTAAAATCAAAAACTTACAAATAGAAAAAGGAGCAACTGCCACTCCTTATGAACCCTATCAAGGACAAACATATACTTCAACACCAACAGGCGAAGTAACAGGTATAACAAACCTCTATCCCATTACAACGCTATTAACAGATAATGCAGGAGTAGTATTTGAACAAGTAACAGGTGGGTTTTATAAAGAAATATTACCTTCTACTGATAAAAACGGTATAACAAAAGTGTATCAACCTTCTGTAGATAGTTCGATAGATAGCAATATAAAGCCTGAAAATATTAAAAAAGGTGTCAAAATCCTTGGTATTTTAGGAACATATGACGGCAATTAAAAAAATAACTTGATTTATTAAAAATAAATGATATAATTAAAATAGAATTATGAAAGGGGTTAAAAAAATGGTAACAATTAGAAAAATTGATTGCCCTGCGGACAAAATCAGTATTAAATGCCCTTATGCAATGACACCGACACTGATAGTTATGCACAACACGGCGAATGACGCAAGCGCAGAAAATGAAATAGCCTATATGCACCGTAACAATATGGAGACTTCTTTCCATTTTGCGGTTGACGATAAAGAGGCTGTTCAAGGTATTGACCTTAACCGCAATGCTTGGCACGCAAGTGACGGCAATGGCAAGGGAAACCGTGAGGGTATAGCCATTGAAATATGCTATTCAAAGTCGGGTGGTGAGCGTTGGTTAAAGGCTCTTGACAATGCCGCAGAACTTACAGCAAAGCTTTTAAAGGACTACGGTTGGGGCATTGATAGAGTTACCAAACATCAGGACTACGGCAATCACAAGCATTGTCCCCATAGAATACTCGATGAATACGGTTGGGATAATTTCCTTAATCTCATTAAGTCTAAAATGGGAGAGCCTATACAACCTGTTGAGCCTACTCCTGCACCACAGCCCACAAAGATAGATGTAATCTATCAGATATGGGACGATGTTAAAAACGTTTGGTTACCGAATGTCACGAATACAGAAGATTATGCGGGGTTGTTCGGTCACGATGTATGTTGTGTGTTTGCCAATCTTTCACAGGGCAATATAACCTATGCCGTGCATTATAAGGGTGGTAAATGGTTGCCCGAAGTGGTTAATCGTGCCGATTATGCAGGGCTTTACAACAAGCCTATTGACGGTCTTATGATGAAAACCGATACAGGCAAAACAATCAGATACAGAGCGCATTTGCGCCGTAAAAATACTTGGTTGCCGTGGGTAACAGGTTATAATACCAAAGACAGAAATAACGGATATGCTGGAATACTCGGTCAAGAGATTGACGGCATACAAATTGAAGTGGGGTAATATTATGAAAAAGATATTTACAAAGCAGTGGTTTAAAGCGGCGGGTGTGAGAGCCTTGAAAACCGTATGTCAGACGGCTGTTGCCACCATAGGCACATCGGCGGTTATTTCCTCGGTTGATTGGAAAGTGGTTGTATCAGCTTCAATCCTTGCGGGACTTCTTTCAATCCTTAACAGCTTTGCTGGATTGCCCGAAGTTAAGGGGGAATAAAAGTGTCGGATTTCGTTACGCAAAAAGAGTGTGAAGCACGCCGCTCCAGTATTGCCAAAGATTATAACGATTTGGCAGAGCGTGTTCGCCTTGATGAATTGGATAACGCAAAGATAAACGAACGCATTAAAACCTTATTTAATATAGTTAAGCTTATCACTGGGCTTGCTACAACTATATTAGCCGCCGAGATAGTCAATTTTATCGGGAGGGTGATATAAATGCCTTGTAATTGTCAAGATGTCGCAGAAAAAGGCAAGCAAAAGGTTGAGGAAAGCCTTGCAATGCGGCTTGTGCAAGATACACGCAAACAATCTAAACGGTGGTTTGTTGCTTGGCTTGTAACATTTTTAGCTTTGCTTGCAGTATTAAGCGGCATTGTATATGTAGTTTTAACAAGCGATATTTCTGTAAATGATGTTGAGCAAACCGTGAGCGGAAATGGTTATGCTAATTTTGTTGGTAATGACGGAGATATAGACAATGGTACGCCAAAAAGTTAAAAGCATAAGAATAAAGCCTAAAAATCGCAAAAGAATAAAGCGTAAAATTACAATTACCCGCCTCAAAAGGACGGTGCGGCGTTGAATAAGTTTGACTTTTCATATGATGAATACCAAAGGTTTCTTGAACGCTGTCCATTTAGCGAAGAAGAAAGACAAATTTTAGAAATGCGGTGTAAAGGTATGCCAAATGTTCAAATATCAATGGAATTAAATATTGGCGTAAGCACAATTACAAAAAGAATAAAGTCTATTAGCAAAAAAATATTGAAAGAAATTTAATTATTAAGGTCATTCCGCAAACGGCGGACACCTCCTTTGTTTACCCTCGGTTTTCCTTTCGCCGAGGGTAAATCTTTTATATAGCAAAATCGTAGCAAAATCGTACGAAAAACGTGCGATTTTTTTGTTTTATTTTGAGTTATAATATAACCAAAGGAGTGATTACCAATGAATGATATTTTAAAAGCGGCGTTACAAGCAAAATACGGTATGAGCCGAAAAGAAGTAATTGACCGCATAGAGCAAGCGAAAGAGCAAGGAAAGTTATTAGAATTATACGAATGTGCAATGCTTAAATTTGAAATGGAGATGAAAGAGAGTGTATAACTATCAAAATTTTCCGTATAACAACACATACGGCGGTTTTAACGGTAACCAATATAATTATATACCTAACTCACAAAACGGCTTACAGGGGCAAATAAAGAGCCTTACAAGGGTAAACGGTTTAGAGGGTGCAAAAGCTTTTCAAGTAATGCCGAGAGAAACAGTTGCTTTGTTTGACGGAAACGATGATATTTTCTATATAAAGTCAGCCGATGACGGCGGTTTCCCAACTATTAAAGCCTATCGGTTTGCCGAGATTGACTTAACAGGCACAAAGCCTACAAATGATTATGTTACAAAATCAGAATTTGAAGAATTAAGAAACGAGGTAAAGAAGTATGCCGAGCAGTCTATTCCAAAATCAAGGGCTAAATCCTCAAATGATAGCGCAGATTAAAGGTATTATGCAAAATGTCAATAGCCCCCAAATGAAAATGATTATGCAAATGACAAGGGGTAGAGGGATAAGCCCTCAGCAATTAGTTACAAATATGTGCCAACAGCAAGGCATTGATGTAAACAGTTTTATGGAGCAGATAAAATCTGCAATGAAATAGGTGCAAACGGTTTTAGCGCGCAAAACCGAGCATAAATAAATTTATAAGGAGAAAAAACTATGGAAAATTCTTATTCGCTTGCCGATGTAGCGGCGGCAACAAGAAACAATGACGGCGGTTTCGGCTTTGGTGGTGACGGCGCTTGGATATTCGGGTTGCTTATTCTTCTCGGCATTATGAATGGTGGCTTTGGCGGTTTTGGCAATAGACCGCCTGTTATGAATGGCACGCCCGTTACGGAAGCAGGGTTGTGTAATGCTATGAATTTTAACAACCTTGAAAACGCAGTCGGAAGATTGAGCGACAGCCTTTCAGCTGATTATATGGGATTGCAGAATGGTATTTGTAACCTTGGTTACGAAACTCTCCGCAATTTTAACACAACTCAACAGCAGTTGGCTGAATGTTGCTGCACCACCCAGCGCGGCATAGATAGCGTAAATTACAACGGCGCAATTAATACTGCCTCTATTAACGCAACCACAACCGAGCAGACACAGAAAATTCTTGACGCCATTAACGGTAATAGAATGGCTGATATGCAGAATCAAATCAATCAGCTTCAGTTACAGTCGGCGATGTGCGGGGTAGTGCGCTATCCGACAACTTACGCATATAACGCAGGACCGTCCCCGTTCTGTGGCGGCAATACTTGCGGTTGTATGTAATGTTTCCGCTTTAACAGCGTGATTTCAAGCCCCTTATGGCAAACGCTGTAAGGGGCAATTTTTATAAAAGGAGTTTTTAATTATGGCTTGTAAAAATACTTGTAGATTATGCAAAAATTTAATTATATCTACGGCAGTATCATTTAACGCTGAAAACGATAGTCTGTATATTCAAATCCCCGAGGGCAGTTATAACGACTGTCAGAAATATTGTATAGTTGTAGCACAGACTATCCCGACAGATACCATTATCGGCGCACCTGTGTATATTCAAATGGGAACGGGCAATGCCTATCCTTTACAGAAAAGGAATTGCACACAGGCAACGGCTTGTTCTATCCGTCCGCGCACTAAATACAGCACCGTTGTAAGAACTACCGCAACAGGCGGCGTGTTCCGTTTATGCGGTGATGTTGCTTGCGCTCCGACAAATAATTTGACGGCTATATCGTGAGGTGATTAAAATGGAAAAAGAAAAAGTTTGTTCCAATATTGAAAATCATTCCGACACAGATTTGCCTTTCACTATTGTGTTAACACTTTTATTGGTGGCATTTGGTGGCTTGGGAAGTTCAAATATTTCGGAAATAGAAAAAGAACTTTCCGAACTAAAAGGAAAAACAGATGTCATAGAGAAGTTGGTAACAAATGAATAGCACAGAATTTGAATTACTCGACTTATTAACGGTTTTATCTTTTATTATGCAAGTGCAAAATCAATCCAAATTATTTGGCATAAGCGATATTCAAGAAGATAACAACAGAGTAGCCGAGGAAATTCATCAGCATTTGCAGCAGCAAGACGAAAAAATCAATAAAATATTGGAGTTGATAGGCAATGAAAAAATTTAGAAAAATGGTTGACCATATAGCGGAAGAATTAGACGGCGCAGTCGAGTATGCCGAAGATTATATCGGCGAAAAAATGAAAGGCAACGCCACCAAAGCACAAAAATTCCGTGAAATGGCAATGCAGGAAATGCAGCACGCCGCGAATTGGTATGAATGGACTGAACAATATTGTTCCGAGTTGAACACTATTATGCCTCTTTCGGACGAAGATTTAGACGAATGGGATAAGTGCAAACGCTATTATGCAAATAAATCAGCCATTATAAAATATATGACCGATAGATAAATAGCTAATACCATTGAAAAAGTCGCTCCATTTTCGGGGCGCTTTTTCTTTTGTCTCTAAAAACAAATTATTGATATTGCGATTTTTGCGGCAACCATATTGCTGAGGTTAGCAAAAAGGTTGTAGAAACTTAAAGTTTAGTGGTTTATACCTATGGTGAAATCAGAGCAAAGTTTTCCCTACCTACAAGCATTAAAAATGCAAAATAGATAGGGAAAGTGGCTATACCTACAGAGCCAATCGTCACTTTCGTTTATGTTCTTAATCTGCCTCGGTCGTGCTGTAAACAGTGTGGTATCACCCGCAAGAACATACCCTACTCCCAAATGGGACACGGCGGTTTTTCTAAACGGAAATCGATAATAAACTCGGCTTTAACCCGATACATACCGTTGATGAGACGGCAGAGGTTTTTACATTGACCTCAAAATGTGCAAAAAGAAAAAGACCATATGATTGTAATGCAGGTACAAACATATAATCTTACTTCTTTAAGAGAAACAATATATCAGGAACAATGCCCTGCATACACCGTTTCCCTTTTGGATATGCTTATTTTACCCTATATAATCGATAAAGTCAATAGTAAAAATAAAAAAAGTGCGAATTTTCTCAAAAAACTTTTTCTAAAAAATATTTGAAAATATTTAAAAATATTCTTGACAAACTATTTTTAGTGTGATATAATTAGTTTGCAATCAAGAAAGGGGGTCAAAAATTGAAATTGCAAGCAACGGCAAAAGTGCAGAAAAGTGGTACTAATGTCACAGTCAATTTGCCAAAAGAAATAAGGGAAGCCCTTGGCATTGACGGTGGCGATACAGTGCTGATTACGGCAGAGACCGTGGGGAAACAAATAATTCTTAGAAAGGTGGGTGGTTAAATGATTTGGGCTATAATAGTAACAATATTAGCAGTAATAGCTGTATGTATAGCTTATGTGTTAGTGCATAAATGGCATTACGCATATTGTTCAATTAAAGCGCGCTATCAAAAACTTCAAAGTGAAAACATTAAATTGCAACAGGAAATTTACAAACTGACTTATAAGGTGCCGGCTGTACCGAAAGGAAAGAGGGAGAAATAAATGGGAGATTTTGCAATTGATATTGTCAGATATAATGAATTATTGAAAGAGGAAATGCAATTAAACTTAGTAAAGAGAACTTTATTTAATGGAGATAATTCACTTTCTTATGACAAACAAGAAATAATGTTTTCGCCCGATTGTAAACAAATCAGGCTTTTATTCCCTGTTGATTATATCGCTGAATTAAAACGCTTGCAGAGAGCGAGTGAACCTAATGTATAAATGCAAAAATTGCGGTCGAACATTTGAAAAGCCCGAAACAAGCGAACAATTTGTACCGTATGGGGAAAGTCAAGCGGCATATTCAATAGGCATTTGCCCTTATTGTGGGATTGATGAGTTTGAGGAAGCGTTCCCTTGCAATGAGTGTGAGGAATATTTTACCGAGGACGAACTGACTAACGGCTTGTGCGACGAGTGCATAGCATATAATTTTGACAGCACTGATGATTTGTTCGATTTTGCACAAAAAATAACTACAAAAGGCAATATAAATGAGTTTGCCTTGTCAGTATTTAGCAATGTTGACAAAATCAATTCTCTGTTAAAATTGGTTTTAAAGTTTATCGAAATTGAAAATCCAAAAATGATTGCAGAGCAGAAAGCAAAATATATTGATATGCACAAAGAAGACCTTGCAGACGAATGGGGGAAAACTGACCTTGAAAAATTTAAAATTCTTTGACGAGGGTCATAGGTACGAACTTGACGGTATTGAGTTGCCCTCTGTTTCCGAAATATCAAGGTTTGCAAGCCGTGAAGTGTACGGCAATGACATATCCAAATATGTGCTTGACAAGGCTTGTGAGCGTGGCACGGCAGTACATAAGGCAACAGAAGAATTAGACAAAACTGGCAAATGTGAAATTTCACCCGAATATGTGGAATATCTTAATGCCTATGTAAAATTCCGCAAAGACTTTAATATCAAGGAATATACCTATATTGAAAAACCGCTTGCCGATGAAGAAATTGGATATGCGGGAACTCTTGACAGAGTGTATGTGATTGATGAGGACTTTGCAAAAGCTGTCAAAAAGCATTGCAAAATGGATATTTCAAATTGTATTGGCAAGTATGCAATAATAGATTTGAAAACAAGCAGTACAGTGAAAAAACAGCTTGCACAGATACAACTACCTGCATATTCAAATTTGTTATGCTCGGCTCTGTCAAGTTGTGCGGACTTTTTGGGTATTCTTCACCTTAAAAAAGACGGCAAATATAAGCTGACACCATATGAGGACAACAGGTCATTGTTTGGCGCTTGCTTAACTTTGCACAAGGCATTTGCTAAAAAATTAAAAATTAAAAACAAATAAAAGGAGACTTTGAAATGATTGGTAAAAAAGTAATTATAAGAGCAGACAGAGCTGGGGTGTTTTTTGGGACACTAAAAGAGAAAAGCGGTTCAGAGGTTACATTAACTAATTGTCGCCGTTTATGGTATTGGGACGGCGCTGCGAGTTTATCACAATTAGCAGTTGACGGTACACACGCCGCTTCATCTTGCAAGTTTACTGTTGTTGTTCCCGAAATTGTAATATTAGGTGTTATAGAAATTATACCTTGCAGTAAAGCCGCGATTAAATCTATTGAAGGTGTTGAAGAATGGAAGAGGTAAAAATAAAAGAATTTTTGTCTGTCAACAACGGCTACGGCTACGGCTACGGCTCCGGCTACGGCTCCGGCGACGGCTCCGGCGACGGCTCCGACTCCGGCTCCGGCTACGGCTCCGGCGACGGCTCCGGCGACGGCTCCGGCGACGGCGACGGCTACGGCTACGGCTACGGCTACGGCTCCGGCTCCGGCTTCGGCTACGGCTCCGGCTACGGCTCCGGCGACGGCTCCGGCTACGGCATAAAGTCAATAAATGGTGATATTGTTTATCAAATTGATAGTATACCTACCGTAATTAAACATATTAAAGGCAATGTTGCTAAAGGATTTATATTAAATAGTGATTTAAGTTTATCGCCCTGTTATATAGTTAAAGGTCATAATAAATTTGCACACGGCGAGACTTTGGAAAAAGCGCTTGAGGATTTGCAAAACAAAATTTTTGAGGATATGGACACTGATGAGGCTATTGAGTTATTTCTAAAAGAATTTTCAGACCTCAACAAAAAATATCCCGCAAAAGACTTTTATGTTTGGCATAATCGACTGACTGGCTCGTGCGAAATGGGCAGAAATTCATTTGTCAAAAATGGTGGCTATGACCTTGAACACGATATGTTTACAGTTCAAGAATTTATCGACATAACCCGAAATGCCTATGGTGGAGATATTATTAAACAATTAGAAAATACCATAAAGGAGAGTAAATAATGGCTGAAAATGAAACAATAACCGAAAATTCGGAAATTACCGAAGAAAATACCTCTGATAATTCAAATCTTGGTATGCCAACAACCGATAGTTGTGGTTTGGCTTGGAATGATACGTCACAAATGAAATTCCAATTTAAACTTGCAAACAATTTAGCACAGGGTAATAGCATACCCGAACGATTTAAGGGCAGAGCAGGAGATATACTTGTAGCTATGGATATTGCCATTCGCTCAAATCAGCCTTTGGCAATGATACTCAACAATATGTATTCGGTAAACGGTCAAATTGGTTGGTCGGGTCAGTATGCTATTATGGCGATAAATAATTGTCATAAATTCACACCTTTAAAGTTTGTGTTTAACAAAGAAAAAACAGCTTGTTATGCACAAGCTACAAGGCTATCCGATAACGAAGTTTTAACTTCCGAAGTCATATCAATAGACCTTGCTAAAAAAGAGGGGTGGTATGATAAAAAAGGCTCAAAATGGCAAGTTTATCCCCAGCAGATGATGAGGTATAGAACCGCCAGTTTTTTTGCAAGAGCATATTGCCCCGAAGTTTTGTACGGCTATCAAACACAAGATGAAATACAAGATGTTTACGGCTATACTGATTATTCAAATCAAGCCGATACCCCGCAAACAGTTACAATCGAATTAAATAAGGAGCAATAATATATGGCAAAAATAGAAAAGGGCGCAGTGTTGACCGTGGCTGATACGCGGTCGGGTACAGGTCAAAAAGGCGACTGGTGTTTTTTCAAAGCTGAGGGAAATAAAAAGATTACCATATGGGCTGAAAATCACGATTTTAAGTGTAAAGTCGGGGATATGGTAGAAATACTTGAGATAAAGTCAGTCTTTGCTAAGACTAATAAAGTTGGAGATAAATACTATGATAATTTATCTGTATCGGCTTTATTGAGGAATACAGGGGCAAGCCCGACAGCTGACTTTGAGGGATTAACCAGTGACCTTGACAGTGACGATAGCGACTTTATATAAACCTTGACAAGTTCATTAAAAAGTATTATAAAGAAAGGGGTTATAAATTATAAAGCCTTATTATACAAAAAAACAATGGGAAACCTTGTTAAAAAGTATGACAATAGTGTGTGATACTGTTGAAAAAAAGAACGAGCATATAATATCGTATTTTGAAAAACATAAAATAAATTATCAGCACCGTAAATTAAGAGAGGGCGATTATTGTTTTATGATACCAAAGAATGAAGAACTCGGTTTTCCAACTGACTATTATTTTACCGATGAACTCGCGATAGAAAGGAAATCAAATCTTAGCGAGATTGCTACAAATATTCAAAATGAAACTTTTCATTATGAGTTAAAACGAGCCCAAAACAAAGCGCATAAATTCCTTTTAATCGAGCAAATCGGTGGTTGGCACGATATTATAACTCAAAAATATCAGAACAATTATAACCCCAAATCTTTTTACGGTGCTTTGCATACTTTTGAAATTAAGTATGGGTTGCACATTTGCTTTTTGCCCAAGGAAGAAATGGGACTTATGATATGGTCTATTTGCAAGGCAGTATTAAATCAATATATATTACATGAAAGTGTATAAGGAGAGATAAATTATGAATAACATTCAGTTGTTAGGGCGTACAACCAGTGATTTAGAGCTTAAAACCACAACAAGCGGAAAGTCTGTATGCTCTTTCACGCTTGCGGTTGACCGTAAGTATAGCAAAGATACAACCGATTTTATACCTTGTACGATTTGGGATAAAGGCGCAGAGGTAATGAGCAAGTATGTTAAAAAAGGTCAGCTTATTGCCGTAGACGGCTCATTGTATACCCGAAAGTATCAAGACAAAGACGGCAACAACCGCACGGCATATGAGGTTAATGTCAATAACTTCTATTTTGCCGAAAGCAAAAAATCAGCTAATCTTGATGTTCAGGCTGACCCGATTAATAATTTAGCTGACAAACTTAACGATTTGGGGTTTGACAATTCAATTGACAGTTCGGACGATTTACCGTTCTAATATAAAAAATATTCATTCTTTTAGGCTCTGTGGCGGTTTTTATTCTTTAGGCAATAAAATACTTGCGTTAGGCTAAAAATCGCTTACAGGGCAAATTAAAAGCCGTTTGCGAGGTGTTTAAAATTCTTATATATGACAATCCGCCGTGTAAAGATTGCGCCGATAGGGCAATGGGCTGTCACGGCAAATGCGAAAAATATAAACAATGGCGCTTTGTTCACGAACAACGGCTTGATGAAATACAAGCTGCCGAAAAAGTTAGGCGTGATTTGACATCTACGCAAGTACAATTTTCTGAACAATGCCGTAAATCTCATTTGCGACAGAGAAAATACCGTTGACTATACAGCTTATATGTGATATAATTATTGTATCAACAAAAGGTTGCTATTTAGGTTGCAGTAAATAGTAATGGCAAAACCGAATAGTAACCGCATTTCCGTGTATGTTAAGTGTCTGCAACCGCTTGGCATATGCGGTTTTTGTTTACAAGGAGTTAATATGGCAGTAATAAGAGTAAATAAAACAAAAGATTATACTGTGATGAGCAATATTCACCTTAAAGAAAAAGATATGAGTTTAAAGGCAAAAGGGCTTTTATCTCTTATGTTATCTTTGCCTGATGATTGGGGGTATTCTGTAATAGGACTTGTAACACTATGCAAAGAAAACGAAAGCGCTATAAAATCTACACTCAAAGAATTAAAAGAGTTTGGTTATTTAAAAATAAATAAAATAATGCCAAATGAAAGTAAATCAGGAAGAATTGAGTACATATATGATATATTTGAATTTCCAAAACAAGAGGGTGAAAAACAAGGGGTAGAAAATCAACCGCTTGAATTTCTACCTTTAGAAAATCAAGGTCAACTAAATACTAATAATAAAAATACTAATAAATTAAATATTAAATATAATAAAGAAAAAGATAAAAAAGAAAACATTATTGCCGATATTATTGGCTTATACAACGAAATTTGCGTATCATTGCCAAAAGTGAAAACTGTATCAAATGCGAGAAAAACCGCCATAAAATCACTCGTAAACAAATATGATATTGAGCAAATACGAACTGTTTTTACTAAAGCTGAAACGAGCAATTTTTTAAAGGGAAATAACAATCACAGTTGGCGAGCAAATTTTGATTGGCTCATAAAAGACAGCAATTTTGCAAAGGTACTTGACGGGAATTATGACCGCTCAGTACATACTGAAAAATCTGATTTTGCCTCGTATGACATTGATTTGTTTGAACAAATGCTGAATAAGGAGGATTGAAAATGGAATTTAATGCTAAAAAGAGAATTTATTTATTACGCTCATAGCAAAAAAGAAGCTATTAAAGTATCAAAATTGTTTTATTGCAAGGCAATAAGCGTTAAAAAACCGAATGTGGTGTATTATAATGGTGAAAGGATAAACGAAAAATGAGAAAAATATTATTCAGAGGGCAAGCAATAAACAGAGACAAGTGCGAACATAGAACAAATTATAAAAATGGCGAGTGGGTTTACGGCTTGATTACAAAACTGTATGACGAGAAATTCCCTAATTTGCCTGCGGAAATGAGTAACGAATATGGTATAACGGGCATTGAAATAGATTATAAAACTATCGGACAATACACAGGCTTAACCGATAAAAACGGAACAAAGATTTTTGAGGGGGATATTGTCTTATTGTGTGATGACGAAGAGCCTTACCAAGTCGCATTTGATGAATGTTGTTTTCAAGTCTATGACAGCTACCGCGGCGTTTGCTATAATATGGATTGTTTCCGTAGAGTCGATTGTCGCAGGAAGTTTACTTTTAAATTTAATGGCTAAACGCAATGGATATATGGTGGCACTTTTCTTCTTTGGTGGCATTGCGTGTTTGGGCATAGGCGTGTTTCTTTTTTGGGAATTAGGCGTGCAAAAGAAAAATTGGATTGAGAGGAAAAAATAAATGCACTTACGAGTTAAAGATATAAATTGTACTCACAATAAAGAGGACGGCACAATCGTTACAATAACCTGCTACCCGCAGGTTGACAAAGGCGACACTGCATTTTCGGCAGTTGGTCTTGGAATGGAAGCTCGGAAACGGTACTAAAACAATAGTAAGGGCGCAGGACGGAGACAATTTTGACCCCGAAAAAGGGCTTGCTATGGCTATTTCAAAGAAAGCATTTGCCAACAACGGCAATTATTATGACGAGTTTAAGAAATGGTTAGAGAAAGCAGAGGGAAACGGAAATGTATCAAAACAACGATAATATTAACGGCAATGACATTATCAATGCACTGTCTCTATTATTGGCTGTGGCTAACCTTAATGAAAATAGGGAACAGTCGGCGCATAATGATGTGCAAACGGCTAATGACAAGCAGGCAGAGTATTTATTGCGGGAAATCAATACAAGATTTGCGCAACAAAATGAAATGCTGCTTGAAATAATGGCAAGGCTGGAACTTTTGGAAGAAAAAGACAATTAAACTATGAAACGGTAAGAGGTGTGGAATTAAATGAGCGATTGGTTCGGTTCACAAATAGGAATGTTTGACGGCGCTAAAAAGTTTAAGATTGATAAGCCTATTCGTTTAATTGAGCTGTTTGCCGGGATAGGAGCGCAAGCAAAGGCTTTGAAACGGCTCGGTGTACCGTTTAAGCATTACAGAGTATGTGAGTTTGATAAATACGCAATCAAGAGCTATAACGCAATTCACAGCACGAATTTTGAGACAAGCGATGTAACGAAAATTACTGCCGATGATTTAGGTATAATTGATACTAATAAATATTGCTATATATTAACTTATTCATTTCCTTGCACTGATTTGAGTATTGCCGGTAAACAATGGAGAATGTCGAAGAACAGCGGTACACGGTCGGGACTATTGTGGGAAGTTGAAAGATTACTTGACGAATGTAATGAATTGCCACAAGTTTTGTTAATGGAAAATGTTCCGCAAGTACACGCTGAAAAAAACATTGCGGACTTTAACAGTTGGCTGCAAAAGCTTGAAAGTTTGGGTTACAAGAGTTGGTATAAAGATTTAAACGCTAAAGATTTTGGCGTACCACAAAACCGTAACCGTACATTTTGCGTGAGCTTACTCGGAGATTATTACTACGAATTTCCACAGCCAAAGCCTTTAAAAACTCGGCTAAAAGATTTATTGGATAGCAATGTTGAGGAAAAATATTATATATCCGAGAACAAGGTAGAAAAGTGTTTACAAACTGTTAATGTAGAGAGAGAAAGATTAGCCACACAATTAGGTGTGGCGGGAGAGGAAGTACGGACGGTAGCCACAGTTGGGATATTATTGTCGAAACAAGGCAAACAAATTGAAAAGGCAGTCGATGTTGCAAACACACTTATGGCAAGAGATTATAAGGGATTTGGAAATCAGACTACAAACGGGGCGTTAGAATGGAAAAGATAAATTGCAAATTATACGGCACATTGCAAGGCGGGAAATGGGATAAAACTCAGGAAAAATCACGCAGAGTATATAGCACTGACGGATTGTCACCGACGCTTACCACTTGCGGGGGGGTAATCAAGATGAGAATACGCAAACTCACCCCTAAAGAGTGCTTTAGGCTTATGGATTTTGACGATGAAGATTTTGAAAAAGCTGCGAAAGTAAATTCTAACAGCCAGTTATATAAGCAAGCAGGCAATTCAATCGTAGTGGCTGTTTTAGAGGCAATATTTGGAGAAATGTTATAACCTAAAAAATATTTAAAAATATTCTTGACAAATAAATTACTATATGCTATTATAATTAACAGAGATACGGCTCTGAACAATTAAATAGTCTATAACCGGGTAATGCCGCATAGAATAAACGCTCCTGCAAGTGCCGTATCATTTGTGGGGGCGTTCTTATTGAGAAAGGGGAGTAAATAAGTATGGATAATTTGAATGAGCCAATGTGTTGTGAGGATTGCGCATATTACGATAATGACCGTTCGGATATGCCGTGCGCAAGCTGTGTGGAATTTGAAAATTGGGAGAGGTACAAAGAAAATGATTAGTTTTATAATCGGACTTATAATCGGCACACCGATAGGCTTTGCGATATGTGCAATACTGAGCGCTAACGGGAGGGATTAAGATTGCCTTCAAGAGAAGATTTGAAATATTTCCAAGCTATGCCGTTGGATATAAAGATCGCAATGACTAAAACGCGTATCCGAGAATGGGTAAAGGAGTATGGTGCTGACGGCGTTTATGTGAGCTTTTCGGGCGGCAAGGACAGTACGGTATTGCTCCATATTGTCCGAGAATTGTATCCGAATATAGAGGCGGTTTTCGTTGACACGGGACTTGAATTTCCGGAAATTCGGGAGTTTGTAAAAACATTCTCAAATGTTACAATTCTTCGTCCAAAAATGCGCTTTGACGAGGTTATCAAAAAATACGGGTATCCGATAATTAGCAAAAAAGTTGGAGATTGCGTTTTTCAAGGCAGGAAATGTTTACAAGGAAGCAATAAATATAATTATAGGTTAAAAATGCTTCTTGGCACTGCAACGGATAAAAACGGTAATAAGAGTCTTTTTTGCAAAGAAAAATACAAGCCACTGCTTCACACAGATTTTATCTGCGGCAGTTATTGCTGCAATATTATGAAAAAAAATCCGGCAAAAGAATTTACCAAAAAAACTGATAAAAAGCCTATAACCGCACAAATGGCGAGTGAAAGCAAGTTACGAGAGCGGCAGTGGTTGGAGAACGGCTGTAATGGCTTTGAAATGAAAAGTCCTATCAGCAACCCCATATCTTTTTGGACAGAGCAGGATGTTCTTCAGTACATAAAGCAGAACAGCCTATCTATAGCAAGCGTTTACGGAGACGTTGTCAATGAATCCCAAATAATCAAGTCAGGTGGCGAAATATTCGAACAACAACCTATGTTTGAGGGTTGCGACGGGAAACTGGCTACAACAGGGTGCGAGCGCACGGGGTGTATGTTTTGCGGATTTGGATGTCACCTCGAAAAGGAAAGCCGTTGGTTACGACTAAAGAAGACACATCCTCGGCAGTACGAATATTGTATCGGTGGTGGCGAGTACAACGATAACGGCATTTGGCAACCAAATAGCAAAGGTTTAGGCTTGGGGCATTGTTTTGATGTTCTGAATGAAATTTATGGCAAAGGCTTTATTAAATATAAGGAGGATGGATATGACAAACAAAAAATTTACTTGTAAGAGTGGCATTATCCAGTGGCTTAATTCGGAGGCAGAAGAATGAAAAGCGTACTTATAAGCATTAAACCTAAATGGTGCGAGTTGATAGCAAACGGCAAGAAAACAATAGAGGTCAGAAAAACAAGACCGAAATGCGATACACCGTTTAAGTGTTACATCTACAAAACTTTTGATGGGAGAATAAACACTATTGATATGCTTGAAAACAATCTCGGTAAAGTTATTGGCGAATTTGTGTGCGACAAGATTGACAAGTTTCACGAATGGCAACTAAGTCCGCAAGGGAAATATCAAAAAGCGGAACAGCACGATTTAGACATTTTTTTATTAGAAAGTTGCCTTACATTTGAACAGGTGGCGAAATATAGAGAAAATCTGCCTTACTTCAAGCCTCTCTACGGTTGGCACATATCAGACCTTGTGATTTATGACAAGCCGAAGGAGTTAAGTGAGTTTTATAAGTATTGTGGTGATAATCCCGATTGCTATAGTTGCAACGTATATTGTTATAGCAACACCGAATATGGATTGGAAGATTATTGTTGTTCAAAAATTGAGGCGTGCAGACCTGTAAACCGTCCACCACTATCGTGGTGCTATGTGGATGAGGTAGAAGAATGAAAGTATTGGTTGCGTGTGAAGAAAGCCAAAGAGTATGTGCGGCGTTTAGGGAACGGGGACACGAGGCGTACAGTTGCGATATTATTGACTGTTCAGGGAGACACCCAGAATGGCATATAAAACAAGATGTGTTGCCACTGCTTGACGGAAATTGCAAGTTTGAAACAGAGGATAAAATGCAGCACGAAATAAAGGGGAAATGGGATTTAATAATTGCGCACCCGCCGTGCACCTATTTAAGTAATGCAGGGGCTTGTAGGCTATATCCTAAAAAAGGACAGTTAGACCAGGAACGATATAAAAAAGGGTTGCAAGCAAAAGCGTTTTTTATGAAACTATACAACGCTGATTGTGAGCATATATGCGTAGAAAACCCGATACCGTCAAAAGTCTTTGAAATGCCGCCATACACGCAAATTATACAACCGTATGAGTACGGACACCCATACAGTAAAAAAACTTGCCTATGGATTAAGGGACTGCCAAAATTAAAACCCACAAAAATTTTATCCGAGTACAAGCCCTATGTTTCTTGTGGGACAAGCAAAAATAAAGGAAATAAGGACAAGGCGGGATTTTCACGGGCGGGCGGAGCGGCAAAGATTAGGAGTAAAACATTTGAGGGCATAGCTGCCGCTATGGCAGAACAATGGGGGTAATTTTTGCAGTTATGGAGAAAGGGAAAATGAAAGTAAGGATAAATAAAGAACAGCCCACAAGCGCGCAAAGAAAAGCATTAAGGGCTGAATGTGTAAAAGAATTTGACAGGCTATTGGAAAAATATAATAAACAAGTAGCAGTGCAGATATTATATTTATTGCATACTGATTATGGTTTTGGCAATGAACGGCTCACCAAATTTGCTGATAAATTAAAGCAAATGCAGATTGACCTTGAAGACAAATACGAAATGGGCGAGGATTGCACTTGGTGGTTATGCGAACAAAAACTTAAAGAAAGCGGAATTGATGTGGAGGGGTTATTGAAATAATGGAAAAGGCGATTATAGACAATAGTGGAATATCACGATTATTAGACTTGGTTAAAAGCGTACGGCAGAGGAAAATAGCAAGGCTTTATTATGTGAATAATATGTCTGTCAACGAAATCTGCGACCAAATAGGCTGTAATTCAGTTATAGCATTAAGCGATATAGCTGTTATAAATAAGCTTATAGAAGATAATATAAAATCTAAATTATGTGTTGAATGTGGCAAAGCTTTTTATACGGATAGCAATAACCATAAATGCCCTATATGCAAGAATAATAGGAAAAAAGCCGCAGACATTTTGCAAAGGGAGATGTACCGTTCGGTTAAATCCATAGAACCCAAAAGACCAAAAAAGAGAAAGTTTAAACCTTTACAAGTCATAGAAAAAGAAAGAGCCGAATACAACAGAACACACAGCACATTGCTTAGCTATGGACAATATGTAGATATGGTAGGTGAATAATGTGGATAATGAAATATTAACACAATATCAATCTAAGGTTGAGACAGTAAAGTCACAGCTTGAAGAATTTATCGAGATATGCCGTTCGGACATTATGAATAAATCAAGGCAAGGCGAAAAGTATTTAGCTGATACTCTTGAATACCGTGTAAGAGTAAAACTTGGCGAGATACTCCGACAGGAACGCACGGTCACAAATGATATTGCCCTTAAACTGTCGGCAGACGATATTTATAATATCTATAATGCTTATCTATCACTTATGGCATATATAAATATGGCTATATCATATACGCCGAATAAACTTGAATTTTTGGCATTTGCAAGGATAAGCGTATCGGCATTTGAGCATTTACGCAACAATGCGACCGATGATGTCAAACAAGTATGCGGTGATATTGAAGCTGATTTAATAAACTTTACTCTTTCGGCAGCCGAACAAGGACAACAGAAAGAGTCGACAAGCAAACTGCGGCTAAAGAGCAAGGGCGGCTACGGTCACGAACTGGTACAAATAGGTGACGCGGAAAGTATACTCGATAAGGCAAGTGATGCATTAAACGAGGGGCAATTCCGATATGAATTAAAAGAATTGGCAAATATGAAAGCTCTGTTAGACAAGAAAGGGGAATGAAATGCTTAAAACAATATTAGCTATATTCGGCATAACAATAGGCATTATGGGCTTGGCACTATCTATAATGGGCGTTAAAACCAAAGCACCCGCTTATATTACGGCATTTTTTCTATCGCAAGCAATGGTTGATTTTGCCTTTGCCTATTTTCTATTGAAAATAATCATTTAAAGATTAAATATTTCGCTTGACAAATGTTACATAAAGGCTTATAATATAATTGCGGTAAGAAAGTAATATATTATAGGCTTTTATTTATACCGTAAGAAAGGGAAATAAGAATGTGCAAAGTAATAGCTTATTGTAGAGTATCTACGACTGAAAAATCAGCGAAACAAGATTATGAGCGACAGATGTATTTGCTTGAAAATAGCGGATATGAGTTTGATATGATTTTTGAGGAACATATCAGCGGTGGCGTTAAAGGTAATCAGCGTGAGCAGTTTAACAAAATGCTTGAATGTCTT